TAGAAACGCTTTATTAAACAAATAAAAATAAAATAAAATGGGATTTGATGTATCTGCATTAGCAAACTATACAAAAGAAAACGAAGCTCTACTTGTAACTTCATCTGTATTGGGTGCAAAAACTGCTGCTCTTATTAAGAGTGCAGGTAACGTTATGGTTGGCGTAAAGTCAAGCGAAAAAATCAACATTATGGAAACAGACGCTATCTTCCAAGATGGTGCTTCTTGTGGCTTTAATGCTTCTGGTTCTACTACCTTTACTCAACGTACTGTAACTCCGGGTAAAATTAAAGTAAACGAAGCTCTTTGCCCTAAAGATTTAGAAGCAAAGTATCTTCAGAAGGCTTTACCTACTGGTTCTTATTATGACTCTATTCCTTTTGAACAAGAGTATACTGAAAAGAAAGCTAAGACAATCGCTGCACAATTAGAAACTGCTTTATGGCAGGGAGACACTTCAAGTGTGAACGTAAACTTAAACAAGTTCGATGGTCTTGTTAAGTTAATCGGTGCTGCTTCAGGTGTTGTAGCTGCAAACGCTTCTACTTTTATTTCAGGTGCGCCTCTATCTTCAATCACTGCTGCTAACGTAATCTCTATCTTTGATGGTGTTTATCGTGCAATCCCTGCAAAAGTTGTAGCTGCTGATGATATGACTATCTTCTGTGGTCAAGATTTATTCCGTACTTACACTATTGCTCTTAAAAACAGCGGTTCTTTCAATTACCAAATTGATGTTAAGGCTGATAGCGAATTCGTACTTCCTGGTACTACAATCAAAGTTGTAGCAGTTGCAGGTCTTAACGGAACTAATAAAGTTTACGCTATGCGTTTAAGCAATATGTTCTTGGGTACAGACCTACTAAATGGTGAAGAAAAATTCGAGGTGTTTTATGCCAGAGAAAGTGACCAAATTAGATTTGTAAGTGAGTTCAAAATCGGCACTAACATAAGCTTCCCAGACGAAGTAGCTGCTTTCGTTCTTGCATAATTTATAGGGTAGGTTGAAATACACCTACCCATTTTTTCAAACTAATTTAATTCAATAACAATGGCTTGTGCTTTAACTCAAAATTATACCTTAGACTGTAAAGACAGTTTAGGCGGTATAACCGAAGTTTATTTTATGGCAGCAGGAGATGTTACCTCTACAACAGAGGCGAGTGGTGTAATTACTGCTCTTGTAAAAGCATCTGGCAAGAAGTTCTATAAGTACGAACTTGTAAAAGGCACTTCTCAATTAGTTGAGAATGTTAATGCAAACGTACAGAACGGAACTATCTTTTATGCTCCTGAACTAACTATCGTATTAAACAAATTACAGGCTAACACAAGAAACGAAATCTTGTTATTAGCTCAAAACACATTAGTAGCAGTAGCCAAAGACAACAATGGCAAATACTGGTACTTAGGTAAAACAAGAGGCTTAGACCTTACCGCAGGTAATGCAGGTACAGGTACTGCCGAAGGAGATAGAAGTGGTTACACTTTAACCTTCACAGGTGCGGAAGCAGCCCTTGCACCAGAGGTAAACTCTACTGTTGCAGGTCAATTAACTACCGCAGGTTCTTAGGTTGTTTTGGTTTTGTATATAGATGCCCTCGTCTTTCATTAGGCGGGGGTTTTTTATTTTGCAAACAATCGTTATAGTTTATATTTATAGTTGTGATAAGACTTACTAAGGGACAAACCCAAAATATAATCCTTACCTTGACTGAGAAGCAGCTTTTAACAAGTCCGAACTATTTATTCATTTTTGAGAATAGAAGCACGAATACGGACATCAAATTTGTAAAGCTAAACAATACGGATATTAGTCCTTACAAGGATAGATACAACGAGTTTAGCATAGTAGTTAATAGCTACTTTAATACGGCTCTAAACGGGCAATATACCTATACAATCTACGAACAAGCAAGTACTACCAACACAGACCCGACAGGCTTAAACTTGCTAGAAACCGGCATTATGGAACTAACGGGTACAACTATATCATTCACAGAATACGAAACAACAAGCACATTCACAATTAGACAATAATGGAAATACAAGTATTGACATTTGCGGAAGCAAAGCAACCGGAATATAAAGAGAAAAAAGGCGAAGGGTATATGCAGTATGGTCAGAATAATGACTATCCGCAGTACCTTCTAGACTTGTTTAACAAATCAGCCAAGCACAATGCTATCATTAGAGGCAAGGTAAACTATATTGTAGGAAACGGATGGGTAGGCGAAGAGGCTATTGTTAAAAAGGTAAATAGAGAGGAAACCTTAAACGACCTTACTAAAAAGGTTGCTTTGGACTTAGAGTTATTTGGCGGTGCTTACATTCAAGTTATTTGGAGTGTAATGGGTGCGCAGATTGCTGAGTTATGGCATTGTGATTATACAAAAATTAGAACTAATAAAGACAACACGCAGTTTTGGTATAAAGAAGATTGGAAGACTACACGCAACCAAGAGAAAGCTGAGGTTTACAATGCGTTTAACCCTGCTAATCCACAAGGAGTTCAGATACTATATGTAAAAGAATATAGACCGGGAATGAATGTTTATAGCCTTCCTGGTTATTTCGGTGCTCTTAATTATATCGAAAGTGATGTAGAAGTAAGTAAGCACGTTTTAGGAAATGCACAGACCGGGTTTTCTGCTAGTAAACTTATTACTTTACCAAACGGAGAGCCAAGTCCTGACGAGAAACGTGCAGTAAGCAGACAGTTTGACAATATGTACACAGGTGCAGATGGCAAAAAGTATTTACTTGCTTTTGTAAACGATGCAACTAGAAAGCCTATTGTTGATGACTTAGGTGCGAGTGATTTAACCAAAGAAGATTTTAGTAGAGTAGATGAGTTAATTCAAACTAACATATTTAGCGGTCACCAAATTACAAGCCCTGACTTATTCGGTATCGCAACTGCTGGTCAATTAGGTACACGCCAACAGATGCGTGATAGCTATGAGATATTTAACAACACTTATGTTAGATATAAGCAAATGCAGATTGAGGGTGTATTTAATATGCTAGGTCAATATGCAGGTGTTACAGTAGAACTTAAATTGCAGCCGGTAGACCCTATCGGAATTGATTTTAGTGAGAACATTATTTTACAGGTAGCACCAAAACAATGGATATTAGAGAAGCTAGGTATAGACCCTACTCAATACAATTTGCCTCTTGAAACAGAGCAGCCTATGGCAGCAAGTCCTTTAAGTGTAAATGAGCATATCAAAGGCTTGAAGGGTAGAGAATGGCAGAATATGCAGCGTATCATTAGAGATTTTAACAAGGGTAAGATTACAAGAGAACAAGCAAGTTCTATGCTTAAAGGTGGATATGCTTTAAGTGATGAGGAAGTTAGTACTTGGCTTGGTGCTGAGGACTTAGAATTTAGCGAGGAAGATTATCAAGTTTTTTTTGAGTTCGGAGATGATAGAAACGCTTATGAAGTTCTTAAAAGCAAAACAAGATTTAGCGACGATGAGGATTATCAGGCTTTTGCTGATGTAACTCAGTTACAGTCTAATATTTTAGATTTAATTGTTAAGGATAAAAGAATAACCCCAGAAGTAATAGCTGACACTTTGAAGGAAGATGTAGGAGCGGTAAAGCGTGTTATTGATCTATTAATTGAGAAGGGGTTTATTAACGCTACCGAAGTAAAGCAAGGCAAAGGGATTGATAGTAATATCATTATCGAAAGACAATTAACTCAGCCTATAAGCAAGATTGTAGAAGCTATGAAGCCTGAGACTACTCAGATTTTAATCAGATACAGTTATGAGTGGAAGCCAGGTTTTAATGATGGCGATTTAGATACAAGCAGACCTTTTTGCAAATATTTAGTAACTGCAAATAAGTTTTATACTCGTAGCGAGATAGAGCAAATGAGTGCAAGATTAGGTTATAGCGTATGGGATAGACGAGGCGGCTGGTATACTAAGCCGGGAACAAATACACATTCGCCAAGTTGCAGGCACGAGTGGCGCAGCAATATCGTGAAAAGAAAATAAAGAAAATAAGAAATGAGCTTAAACACATTATTCATAAGCGTACAGAATATAAAAGATAGGTCTGGCTTACACGCTAACGTAGACGAGAAACTTGTATTACCTGAGATTAAAACTGCACAGGATATTTATATCCTACCGGCTCTTGGTAGTGCTTTATATAACCGACTACAAGCAGGGATAACCGCTAACAACTTAAACGCTAACGAAGTTATTTTATTAGATAATTATATTGCTGACACATTAGTACACTATGTACTTAGTGAGCTTCCAATGGGTTTATCTTATCAGTTCTATAACAAAGGCTTGTTAAGAAAGGGCGGAGAGAATACCGAGAACCCTTCTATGCAGGATATGATTGACGTGGCTAATAGATATAAGACAAGAGCTGAGTTTTACAAGCAAAGAATGATTAAATACTTAAAAGAATATTCTACACTTTATCCTGAGTACTTAAATCCAGGAAGCGGCATTGATGCAATCCACCCAGAGAACGATGCTTACACAACTAGCATTTGGCTTGGCGATTATGATTGCTGTGCAGGTAAGAGCTTCGAGGAATTATACCAAGGAGACAAAGGGTGTAGTGGCTGCTAAATATGAGTAAAGTAACAACAATTAAAAACCAAAATAAACTGCGTGTTTATTTAGAAAAAATTAAGAATGAGCCTAACACTCAATCAAATAGTAAAGCAAATAACGACACTCGGAAACGACCACGAACAAATTAACTTTGTTTACTTCGGTGATGTGTGGGAACGTTTAAGCAACGGAGAGGTAACTTATCCGGCTATGTTCTACACTTTAACGGGTGCAACTATAAACGCTAAAAATATTACTTATAATTTTAGCCTTTATTTTATGGATAGAATGCTAATGGAAGAGAGCAACGAAACGGAAGTTTTGTCTGATATGACATTAGTAGGTCAAGACATAGTAGCGCAGTTAAGATACCCCAAAGCTATATGGGATATTGGCGATAACGCACCTATGACATATTTTACCGAAAGCGACCCTGATTATTTAGCCGGAGTTAAGATAGATATTACAATGCAATTACCTTACCTAAACGATAGATGCCAGATTCCATCTATTTATACATACTAAGATGATAGGAAAAAAGATTAACCAATTAGCTACCGAGTTAGCTCCTGAGAGTACAGATTTAACTATTATAGGAGACCCGACAACAGGAGTAAGTAAGAAGATAACACTTGCTCAATTAGGAGCTATATTTAGCGGTGCAGTTAGCTTTTATACTAACCTTGCAGCGTTCCCTGTAACCGGCGATATTAACGTTATTTATTGCGCAAAAGATACTAAGAAACTTTACTTATGGACTGGCTCTGCTTATGTAGAGGTATTTCCATCACAAGCATTGTTAGATACTTATCAGCTAAGAAGTGAAAAGGGTAACGCTAATGGCTATGCTTCTTTGGATAGTCAGGGTAAAGTACCTATCAGTCAGCTTCCTAGTTCTATTATGGAATATAAAGGAACTTGGAACGCATCTACTAACACACCTACACTTGCAAACGGAACAGGAGATACAGGAGACGTTTATATTTGTAACGTAGCCGGTACAGTAAACTTTGGAGCTGGTCCTATTACTTTTGCAGTTGGCGATTATGTAATTTATAGCGGTACTATTTGGCAGCGTTCAAGCGGTGCGGTAGGTACTGTAACAAGCGTAGCTGCAACTATTACGGGCGATAGTGTTACAATTAGTGGCAGCCCTGTAACTACATCGGGAACTTTGGCTTTTGCTTTTGCCGGTACAGGTGCGCAGTATATTAAAGGCGATGGTACTTTGGCTACTTTCCCTACAACAATCGACCAAGCTAAGAACTTAATAACAGAAGTTTACAATAGCACAGGAGCGACTTTAACAAAGGGTACAGTAGTTTATATTAATGGCGGTCAGGGTAATTTACCAACAGTTACTAAGGCTCTTGCAAGTGGCGATAGCACATCAGCTCAAACATACGGCATAGTACAAGCGGATATTACTAATAACAACAATGGCTTTGTAGTTGTAGCAGGTAGATTAGCGGATATTGATACTTCTGCTTTTAGTGTAGGCACTCAATTATATTTAAGTTCTACAACTGCCGGTGCTTATACAAGTACAAAACAATACGCTCCTGCTCACTTAGTTTATATTGGTATTATTGTACGTTCACACCCAACACAAGGTATTATAGAGGTTAAGATACAGAACGGCTATGAGTTAGACGAGCTTCATAATGTAGCTGCACAAACACCTACAAACAATGACGGCTTATTTTGGGAAAGTGCTACAAGCCTTTGGAAAAATAAAAGCATAGCAACTGTATTAGGTTACACACCTGCAAATGCTGCAACTTATGTTCCGTACACCGGAGCAACGGCTAACGTAGATTTAGGAGCTTTTGATTTAATAAGTAGAAGTGCATATATAGAAGGTACTGCCTCATATCAAGCAGGTTTATTAATTAAGCAAAGAGGCTTATATAATTTTGTTACGGGTGCTTATACGCAGATTGTAGCAGATAGTGCAACAGACTTAAACATAGTACATAACCAAGCAAACACAACAAGACGCAGATATGCTTTAAGTGTAGCAGCTTTACAAGACGGAGATACGTTTCAATATTTATTGCCAAGAGCAAATGGAACGATTGCTTTAACAAGCGATTTAACCGGAGGTACAGTAACGAGTGTAGCTGCTTTAACAATCGGAACTTCTGGAACTGATTTAAGCTCAACTGTTGCTAACGGAACAACTACACCTGTAATTACTTTGAACGTACCTACTGCAAGTGCAACTAATAGAGGTGCTTTAAGTTCTACTGATTGGACTACGTTTAACAACAAGCAAAACGCTTTAACCAATCCAGTAACGGGTACAGGTACTACTAACTACCTACCTAAGTTTACAGGTACAAGTACAATAGGTAATAGTTTAATTCAAGATGATGGTACAACAGTATCAATAACAAGAACGGCAGGAGATTTAGAATTATCTTTATGGGCAGGTAATACAACTAATGCAGGAAATTCTATTCTTGGTTTATATGCAGGAACAGGAGCAGGTAATTTAGTTCCTTATGGTACTATAAAAGTTAGTCCTGATGCTGCAGGAAATACAAGAGCAGCTAAAATGGTATTTGGAGTTAGGCAAAGTGGTGGTGCTTTATTAGATGCTTTAACAATTAACGCTTCAGGCAATTTAGGATTAGGAGTTACACCGAGTGCGTGGAGTGATTTTAAAGTTCTTGAATTTGCAAATGGAGTATATCTAGGTACATATACAGGTGGTGGGCAAACAATGTATCTTGGAGCAAATAATTATTTTAATGGTACAGATTATATTTATAAAGTTTCAGCATATGCAACAAGGTATCAACAGACATCAGGAGCTCACCAATGGTTTATAAGCACTATTTCAGGAACGGCAGGTAATGTTGCATCCTTTACCCAAGCAATGACGTTAAATGCGAGTGGTAATTTATCAATAGGAAATACTAATGATACATATAAGTTAGATGTAAGTGGTACAGGAAGGTTTACGAGTACTTTAAGAGTTACTAATAGTGGTACTAATACTTTAATATGGGCGCAAGGCGGTAATGATGCATCAGGACAAGGCAAAGGTAATTTTAGAACATCAGACCAAGGTGGTACAAACTACTTTGATTTTGGTAGAGATAATCTAAGCACAGGAAACTTTGTTTTAACAAGTGGTGGCGGAAGTCCTTTACTTTCAATAACAACAACAGGAGCAGCTACATTTTCAAGTAGTGTAACAACGGGGGGAAATGTTTTTATACCAAATGGAAATTACTATTATGCAAAAAGAAATACAAGCGGAGATAATATTAATGTATTAGGTTTTGCAAGTGGTAGCGATACATTAACAATTAAAGGTGGTACAAGTGGAAGTGCTGCATCTATTCAGTTTGCTGATACAGGTGGCACAATCGCTACGTTCTATAACTCTAACTTAGGTATAGGTACTACATCGCCACAAAGAAAACTGCACGTTACAAGTTCAATGATGCTATCAAGCGGAAGTGCAGCGCAAGAGTTTTTAATAGGAGATGACAATGTAAGATACTTTTCTTTACAAACACCATCAGGAGCAGCTAACTTACAATTTAATGTATATGGCGGTTCTAATATAATGACAATGACCTCGGGCGGTAACGTAGGTATAGGTACTACATCGCCAGCAGGTTTATTAGAAATAAATGGTTTAACATTTATTAACAACACAGGTGATACAACTGCAAGATTTCTATTAAGAAATTCAACAACTGGCGCAAGTGCAGGTGGTTTAGATATTAGACAAATTGGAGTAGATGCTTCATTGAATAATGCATCTAATGGTTATTTATCTTTATCTACCAACAACACCGAACGTATGCGCATAACAAGTGGGGG